TTCTAACTTTGTATTCTTCAAAATTAATAACATTATTCAAAGATAATTCAGCGTAATGCTCGAGTATCTGATTTATCTTTGGTAGTTTAGTATGTGACCATGGCCATATAACAGAGCATACAAAGTATGCATCTCTAAAAGTACATCGCCATTTCCATTGCATTAAATATTTTGTACCATCTTTACGTAAACCTTTTCTAGGTTTCTTAACAACGGTCCCAACACCTAACACCTCGTGTAACCAACGAATTACAGATTGATCTGTCATGGTTACTTCCATACTAATCCTTTGTGACATAGAGGTTCTATAACCTTTGCCATTATGTTTCTTTTTCTTCTCAGGTCGTTTAGCAAAATAGATACTACCTTCACCATCAAAAAGTCCTGCGATATAAGCTGCGTTTTCACTGGTTATCGTCATAAAGTACCTGTTCCTTACCATCGTAATCATAATAATATCCAGTTACTTTCTTCTTTCTTTTGTATTTCTTTTTAGATTCTACTTTTCTTTGTTTGTATTTTGGTGTCCGTAGTATTTTAGCTAAAATGTTTTTAATCATTGTAGCCTCGCTGATTTTGCTAACTCTTCAATTGTTGGTTCTTCTATGGTTAACTCACCAGAAGACTCACAATCCCAACATTGGTGGACTTGACTATTATCTCTAAAGTCTATTGATGTATCACCCGTAGCAATTCTTAAATAACCATTGCCATGACAAGTCGGGCAAATACATTTATTCTTAGCTATTTTTATTACTTTTCCCATTTGCTTTTACACCTTTATTGTCTTTAAAAAATCTAATTAATCTTCCAATCATTTTAGATCTTGTCCTGTTAGTTTTAGTTGCCAGTACACCTAACTCTACCCAGTCTTCTTTTTTAACTGATAGAGATTTATATTTATTTGGGTCTGCCATTTTTTTCCTTTCTTATTTTTTTACTTCTCATATATGGGAATTTACAATACAAAAACAAGTCTTGTCAAGGATATTTTTTTATTATATTATTATAGCCTCTTCTCACACCTTTTGTTTGTTCGTCCCTTTCTTGGGACGGACAGACAGTTTAGAACAATTCTAAGTTGTAATTTTAGGTTTAGGTTTAGGTTTTGGTAAGATTATTTTAAATTCTGTGCATTCAAATTTAATATAAAGATCATATTGGTTGACATCTTTTCGCCCAATTTCTGCTATTTTTTTTCCACTTTCTTTGTAGCCCTGCACCATACAACCATATTTATCATAAAATGTTTCTGGCCATACATATGGATCTAAACAAGTTTTTTCTATTGCAGAACACATATATAATATTAAAGCTACTTCCATTTTTTTAATCTTTCTAAATGTTTAGAATTTTCTTGGTCCCGGATTATCTTTTCCATCTGTAATCTTTGACTATTTTTTATAATCTTTGATTGTTTTTTCCAGGCCCATGAATTTATAGCACCAGACCAACCCATCACCCATAGGTAAAATCGTAACATCACCGGCCTTGGCCTCGGTATTTTTTAAAATTTTTGCGTTTCTTTTTGTTCATCTTGCACAAACTAGGATGACGACCAATAGATGTCTTATGAAACACCGGTTCGTGTGCTACAAAATCTTTAAACTTCTTCGCCATCGCCGAAATAACTATCTACTTTAGATTTTAAAGTATCTTTGGTTAGCGCAGGTATGTAACTTATTTTACCATTTATATGTTGTTCTAAGTCAGCTCCACATGACATGCATCTATAAAAATCTTTTGATATACCCACCAACATAGTTAACTCTTCACAGGTAGGACATGTGCCTGTTACTACTTCAGCTTTAAATTTAAAGTGTTTCATATTAATCTAGTATTAAAGAAGTTATTTTCTTTTCTCCCATGTAGATTTCTATATTTGCCTTAGATTTTATGCACTTGTAGACTACCCTGTCTTTACTACTTTTATCTTTCATAGCATAACGTTTTCCTTTGAGACATTTCTGTAAACTCTCGTAGTAACGGTGTTCTATAATTTTGTGGTCTTGCACGAGTAAAAGAGCAAATACTATTTCTATCATTGGTGTGCTCCTGACCCGTTTCTAATTAATTTTTCCACGTCTTCTGTAAGTTTTTTTGTTCTATCTTTTAAAAATTCTATGTTAACTGCATTGTTTCTCATGCTCTTTACTTCCTTATCTACTTCCTCTAAAACACCTGCGAGGTGTTCTACTAACATGAAGAGCTCCGCCTCCCCAGAAGATTGACCAAGTTCTCCACGTGGGTATTTAATTCTAAACTCAGAGTTTTGTTCTAAGTCTTTTGTCATCAACTCTATCTTTGTGCTGTGCTGGTTGAGCTTCTCGTGAATACCGAAATAAGCCCAGGTGCCAACCGCTATCATTGCAATCAAACTGGCAACCGTCTTCATCGGCATTTGCACAGCTGCCTCTTCAGAGATGTTTAGTGGTTTTTTAGTAGCCACTTGGACCTCCACAAAATGCTAGCAATGTAATGAGAATAATTAATACTCCTGTAAAATAATAATTCATCCTGGCTACCTCTATTGTCATAGCCATCTATTTTATATTCTTATGAGGTAGAAATCAATCTTCTTTGTCTTCTATTTGGTAGAACATCTTGTCAGTGTCTTCTGTAACCCAGTCTTTATTCTCAACAGTCCAGTAAGTATTTTGGACTTTAAAGTCAGGCCAAAACTTATCAGTAGTATAATGAGAAAGATTCCACAAAATACGATTATTAGGCTGAGCTGCAAAATTACCGTTATCAAGTTCCAATATATGGGCACACTTATGTTCTTGAGGTATTTCAGAGTGATCTGTATCCAAGATATTACTATCCGGATGAGCCCAATCGATTGTAAATAAATACTCACCTTTATAAAATTTTTTATCTTTACCTAAAAACTTACCACGTTGATTAGTAAGATAGCTGTAGTGATGCACGCTGGGATAATAACTAAAACAATTCCACAGTTCCAGCTCGTCAACCGACATATCGGGCACTTTGGCTCTGTCATACGATTTTTGGAAAAACGCGCTGATAGGCAATCTCCAATAACATGCACCGTTTGTAAGCATGATGTTAAATAAGATAGCCATGCCGGATACCGATGTGATACCGAATACCACGCATTCAAGACTTTCGCCTTTATGTTCTTTAAGATCATACAAATACTCCTTCCGTACTTTGCAATAAATGGGTGGAATGTCTGCGTTTAAATACGTAGCCATTATTTTATGTCACCCCAGTTATTACCAGACTCATAATCTACTTTGTTTGGCACCTTTAATTCTACGGCTGATTCCATAATTTCAATTATATCCTCTGCTTGTTTGTTAGATTCAATAGAGATATCTACCTCATCATGAATCTGTATGTGTGGTATTATACCATTTTCATATAAAGCTACCATACTTTTTTTAGTCATGTCTGCAGCACTTCCTTGTATTAATTTATTTAAAGCTTTGTACGTAAATGCACGTTTCAAAGGTTCATCATATTCTTTTCTTGCCTGTTCCAATGGTAATGGTTTAAATACACCAAATTGCACCGGTTGCCAAAGATCGAAATGACACGCCCTGCCCAGCAAAGTTCTAATTTTACCACGATCGTTTGCTTTACGAGATACATTATCCATCAATTGTTTTACAAATGGAGCTTTGCTGTGATATTGTCTAATTAATTTTTCTGCAGACTCTTTCATTAAACCTAACTCAGCCATTAATTTATTTTTACCCATACCATACATTAAACCAAGATTAATTGTTTTGGCTTGTTTACGTTCGATACCTGCCATGTCTGCAACAACCTGGTGAAAGTCCGCATCACCTGCGTTGTATGCATCTACAATTTCATCTACACCAGTTAAGTTTTGTAACTTCGCATAATGCACTAATATTCTAGGCTCTTGTTGTGAGTAATCAAATGATCCCCACTTGTGATTACCCTCTGGAATAAATATAGATCTAATCATTGGTCCAAGTTCTGGATGTCTTGCAGGAATTTGTTGTAGATTTGGATTAGACATTGAGAATCTACCAGTCACAGTTCCACCTGCATCAGATCTAATTTGGTTTATGTCTGCATGTATTCTGCCGTTAACTGCATGTTTAGTTATTGAATCTATAAAAGTGCTGTGAGCTTTGTTAAGTTCTCTTGCTTCAGCGATTGCTTTTGGTAATTCATGTGGATGATTTTGTAAAAAGTTTTTTGTAAAACTTGGTTCTTTACTTTTTGCAGTTCTATCATACGGTAATTTTAATTTATCAAATGCTTTTGCAATACTACGTGCTGCCATAATTTCTACATCAACACCTGTTAAACCTTTGATTTTATGTAATATTTTTTGCTCTCTGCCAATCAAATGTTTTTTTATTTTATCAGCTTTGTCAAGATCAACCCTTACACCTTTAAATCTCATGTCAACTAAACACGGAAACAATTGTGTTTCTAAATTAAATACATCCCAAAGTTCTTGTTGATATAATTCTGTTTCTAATTTTTGCCAAAGTTTTAACGTAGACTCTGCATCTCGTTCTGCATATTGACCAACAAACATTGCAGGTAATCTCCATAAATCTTTTTTAGGATCAACACCATATTCTTTTGCTGCCGCATTTAAAACACTTTCATCTTTACCAATGCCAATGTAATGTTTAGATAACGTATTCAATTGATAAGATAATCTATTCTCATCAATCAAAGACGCTGCAATCATAGTGTCAACTATTTTACCATAAACTGTTAGTCCTTCTGTTCTTAACCAACAAATATCATACATAGCGTTATGAAATATAAATGTTGTATCAGGTTGATTAAACATGTCCTGAAGCCATGAAAACACTAGTTTTTTGTCCATATTGCCGTTTGACTCATGTCCTATAGGAAAATACCCTGACCACCCCTCTACGGCCACCGCAACGCCAGCAATGTGGCCTTTTCCAGTGACATTACCAGAGCCTAGCTCTTTCAGTCCTGGATCGTTTGTTTCTAAATCTATTGCTATTTGTTTTGCGCCAGTAAGATCTTTTAATTCTTCCGGCATAACCCATTCTGTCTCTGGTGTGAACAGAGGTGTTTGCATACTTCTCACTTATAATCCCTTTCAATTATCATCTCGATAAAATGAATGGCTTTTAATAAATCTTCTTTGCCATTTTTATCTTGATGTCTGATTATGTATTTAATAGCACAACCTTCTGGATATAACAACTTGTTTTCAATTACAAATTTACTTGGCTGTATCACATATTTTTGATAATGTTTTCCGCCAATTTGTTTATCATAACTACTCATATTAAATAAGCTTTATCAAAATCTTTTGGATCTAATACATGCAATTCACGCTTCGCTCTCGTCGCTCCAGTGTAAAACAATCTATGTAATTCATCTGGATCATGACTAAACGTTTCAAGAGCTGCGTTAGTTATATCTTGCATTAGTAAGACTTTGTCAGCTTCTCCTCCTTTCGCTCCGTGTATTGTTGACATTGATATACGAGGATTTTTATTTAACGTCTCACCATTCGCCCTCATATTACGAATGTAATTTTCTGTAATAGGATCTAATCCTTCAAATGCTTCATACCAAACACTGTCAGTAACTAAACCATGCTCAGCCCTGCAATCTCTCATCAAATATTTTTGATCTGTGTGTAGTGTTTTACCTTTTCTAAATCCTTCTAATACATTCGATCCTAAATATTCATATATATTTTTTATCTCTAAATAATTTAATGATGCATTTTTACGCCAAGCTTCCCAATTGTTAAGTGCCAACAATAACTTAAGTGGTATAGAGTTACGTCCTTTGTAAGAATAATACCAGCCACGTAATTCACATACTTCTTTTACTGAATCTAAAAAATGATTAGCAGAGGATAGAACTAACCAATTACCCTCTGACATATCTACCTGTGTAATATCAGAATACCTACGTAAGATTCCTTCTTCTTCTCTTGGTTTGTATTCTTTATCAAATCTATTTTGTACTTGTCCTATTATCTTTTGCGATAATTCATGTATAGGTCCACCTGGTATACGATAAGACTGATCAAGAGTCCTGATGTCATCCACCTCTTCTTTCAATGCAATAAAATGATCT